CGTCCTGTAATACTACAAAAAAGGCTTGGTGTCCGGTCTTATATAGACTTTAAACCATTGGACACATTGGACACGTGTTAGGTGTTTTTATTGAAAACCACAAAGTGCCTGATACCCCTCCGGGGGGCGGCGGGCCATAGCTGTGCCCTAAAAGTGACCGATACCCCTCCGGGGGGCCACGGGCCCTAGCTGGGCCGCTATTCTACCCATCCTTGAAATAGATCTGCCTCACATAGTCGTTGAGCCTGCCGACACGCACCAGATCCTGGGAGGTGCTGTAGTTGCTATACGCATACACAAGCATGTGATAATCGAAGAACTTGCACTGCGCAGCCTGGTTCTCGTACTGCAAAATCCCGCTGCGAACGATCTTCTTGCCGGGGATCCACATCTTGACGATCTTGGTGGCACGGCTGAGCCATGGCACATCCGTCACGGCCCCATACGACCCAGGAGGATCGAGGAAGTTCTGCGGAACACCATCAGACCCCGTGTTGGGGGCCTTCAGCTTGACCCACTTCTGGGCCAGCACAGTATAGCGCTCCGAGTTGATCGTATCGATCATCTTGTTGCCACTGAGCCCATTGAAGAGGGTCGCACGGGTCGGGACATCGCCCTTAGCACACTTGACGAACATGCACCTAAAGGTGACATCCGAATAGCGCTCATTGAGCTCGAGCATGAACTTCATGGACAGACCACGAAGGCTGATCTTGTCTCCAATACGATTGTTCTGGCCTGTGCTGGCATCGGTGATCCCATTGCCTGTCGTGAGGGGTGCACTGTCCAAGGTGATAAAATTGTTGTGGAAGATCTCGGTACCATCGGTACTCGAAAAATTGCTGGTCTTCGTCTCGAGATTTTTATTGATGGCAGCGTTGACAATGCGCTGGACACTGGGGCGCGTGGTGCGCTTTTTCTTATACGATGGGCGCTTGAGAGGCCTCCTCGTGGACTTGCGCTTCCTGGCAATTGCCATTGTAGATATAGCAAACTACGCTAGGCCGGGGCAACAGAAACTGAACCAGCTCCTTGAGCATGCAGCTGTCCCTGGCGCAAGACTACGTCCCACTTAAATACCTCGAGCCTCTGGTTGACTACGGTCCACAGCTTCCACCTGTCCCTGGACAGGTACCTGAGCTTGGGGGGTTGGTTCGTGAAAACTACCAGGTTCGGACGCTCGATAATCTCGAATTTTCCATGATATCTCTTGTCGTAGAGAACACCATTCTTGATCGTCTCGATACCACTGTACAACCCATAAAGGTGCTTTTTCTTCTGTGCCCTGGGCATGTCGATAAGATACAGACTCGACTTGGGCATGGACATCACGAAGGCCACAAGGTCCTCCGAGGTCGTCATGGGAGGTACGATAGTCGCCACCTTTTTCGTGTAGGCCCACTCCAGGAGAGCGGTCTTGCCGCAGTTGCCCTGCTTGTCAATAACAACATGGATGTGGCGATCGTCCCAATCCTGGGTATGGAGGAGAATCTCGTTCTGCCAGGGGAGCAGACCCTCAGCATCCATCCTGGCCACGGTCCGGAAAACCGGCCTGGGGGGGTCGTCCTGGTCGGTCCAGGGGCCCTCCACACGGGTGTCCTCTTTCATAACATAGAAAGGAGCACCCTTGCAGGCGTTCTTCGAGGTCACACTAACATGATACCCCTCGACCTCCTTGGCATCCAAAATCGCCTTGAGGGCGGCAAAAGTTTTCTTCTTGACCAGGGAAATTCTGCACTGGTAGTGCCTGTACTGGGTTTCCTCACCCTCCTCGAGCTGGAACGCCCATTTTTTGGAGATGGCCTTAAACACCAGCTCGAGATGCTCTTTGGACTGAAAATCCTCAGCAATCGTCAGATCCCATACTGCGCATGCTCCTGACATTGCCTTTTTTGGCGGACGTGCGTCCTGTAATACTACAAAAAAGGCTTGGTGTCCGGTCTTATATAGACTTTAAACCATTGGACACATTGGACACGTGTTAGGTGTTTTTATTGAAAACCACAAAGTGCCTGATACCCCTCCGGGGGG